CGTCGGGCGTGTGCAGCTCCGGGCGGGGCGCACAGGGGGCACCAGGCCCAGTAGCCGAGGGTGGCCACGCCGTCCGGGGTGAGGAGCGCGATCTCCCCGGCGAGCAGGGACCGGGCCTTGCAGGTGTTGCACCATTCCGCGTGCACGCCTGCGGCGGAGGCGGTGAGTTCCACGTCGGCGGGGCGCGGCACGGCGCGCTGGCGGTGGGTCATGCCGCCAGGTCCAGGCAGGAGTTGCGCAGCAGGCGGGCGGTCTCCTCGAAGGAGTGCTTCATGCGGGCGGCGATGAGGCCGCGGGCGTAGGTGTCCAGGGTGTCGATGAGGCACTCCGCTTCGAACCCGTAGCGCTGCGCCATCTCCGGGATGCGGTCCCAGACGCCGACCAGCAGGTGCCACTGGTCGACCTGTTCGTCGGAGACGGGGAAGACGGTGTGCAGCTCCCCGGGCGGGATCTGCCGGGAGCGGCCCCGCTCGGCGCGCGGGCAGGCGGGCTTGACGCGGATCTTCTCGCCGACCATGCACATGGCGTTGTAGATCACGCCGTCCACGGCGGCCAGGACCGTCTGGTAGCGCAGCGCCTGGACCTCCGCCAGGTGCATGACGGAGGCGGCCAGGTCGACGTCCGGGCCCTGCTCGGCCGGGTCGCCGGTGGGCTGCTCGGGCTCGGCGTTGCTCTCGTCCACGGGCAGCTCCGGGTCCTCCCCGGGCTGTTCGGGGCGGCGGCGGGTGCGTTCCTCGTCGGTGGGGGCGTCGTCCTCGGTGAACCCTGTCTCCCGGCGCAGCGCGGCATCGGAGATGGCGCCGGCCTCGTGGACCTTCAGCGCGGTCTCGGCCCGGTTGGTGCGCACCCGCAGCGGGGCGGTGTCGTACCAGACCAGGCACTCCAGGGCGTCCGGCACCCTCTCGTCTTCCAGCAGCGGCTGGAGGTACTGGGTCGTCAGGGCGTCAGCGACGGTGCCGAGCTTGGGCTCCACGCCCAAGGTGATGGCCTCGTCTTTGAGCGCCCACTGCCCCCAGTGGTTGACGTCGCCCTGGCCGAGGAGGATCTCCGCCGGCACCTCCAAGCCGTTGGCGAAGCGGGTGATGGCCTCCTCGCGCAACTTGATGGCCAGGGAGTCGAAATCGGACTCGAACGTCAACCTCTTGATGTTGGGAATCTGGTCGGCCGGCACCTCCAGGATGATCGGCACGGTGGCCGCGGCGCTGTCGGGCTCCTTGTAGGCGGTCTCCGCGACCGTCATCAGGACCTCGATCAGGTCGTCTTCCTCGTTCTCCTGGCCGGGGGTGGTGGGGAACTTGGTGCCCTGGGGCACCAGCACGATGCCCCGGCCGGTCAACCTGGAGCGGGCAATGGCGGCCACGGCCGCGTTGAGGAGCTTCAGCTCCTCCAGCAGGCCGAGGCTGGAGCGCACGGAGCTGTCGGCTTCCATGTGTCGGCGGGGGTGGGACTCCCACACCCGGATGGCCACCGGGTTCTCCGCGTCCAGGGGCGCGGTGTCGTCCTCCGCGCCGGGGACGATGACCTCCTCCCCGTCGATCTCGGCCACCAGCTTGGTGCCCTGCTGCTTGACCTCCTGGGTGGACACCACGCGCCAGTCCGCGCCCGCCTCGTTGCCGGCGCTGTCCCGCTTGGGGCGCACGATGATCCACCCCTCACCCGCGACGGTGAGGTGCGGGCCGAAGCTCCGTAGGAGCTGGGACTGTCCGTTGGGGCCGCCCGCGATTTCGGCGACCAGCTGGGAGGCGCGGTGCTCGGGCGGCAGGGGGACGACGTTGCCGTCCTCGTCCCGGCGGCCCGCGATGAGCCGGGCCCGGGACATGGCGTTGGAGTACCAGCGCGCGGCGAACCTGACCTCGGGGGTTTCGTCGTAGAACAGCCAGGCGCGTTCCTGCCAGGACCCGTCGACGGGCTTGGTGCGCAGCCTGCGGGCGGTGTAGCGGGCAGCGGACGCGGTCAGCTCTCCACGGCGCGGCCGGGCAGGGGCGCTCATGCGAGCCGTCCCATGGTGTCGTCCACGCGGTTGAGGAGCACGGCCAGGCCGGCGACGCCGAACCACTCCAGCAGGTGGACGAGGAGCGGAGCGTGGTGCCAGGCACCGGTGACGAGCAGGTAGGTGGCCAGCGCGATGCCGGACACCCAGAACCCGGCGCAGTAGACGCAGGACATGAGCGTCACCACGGCGCTGCGCACCTTGGAGGTCTGGCGGCGCTCGTGCCACTCGATGACCCGGTCGCGCACGGGGTCCAGGATCGTGTCATGGACGACGAGCTGGGTGCCGCGGTAGCCGACGAGCCCGAGCAGGACGATGGCGGTCAGTGGAATCAAGATCGGCCCCCAGGCGGAACGTGTCACTCCGGTTTGGTCGGCGGAGCATGATAGGGCACGCCGCCGGAGGGGCCTGTGGGTGTGAACTTGCAGGTCAGACCCCGGAGTTCGATCACGTGGGGCTGGTAGCGTGGCCGGTGTTCCGAGCGGGGACAGGCGGGCGCCGGCGGAAGTGCCGATGCAGTGCCCGGGTGGCGCAGGGGTACACGCCCTGCCCGCCGGCGCCCCTCCTCGCTCCCCCGGGACGCTCCTGCAATCCCCTGCCGCACCGCTGGACCGGCCTCTACCGTTGGCTTATGTCCGGTAACGGCGAGATAGGCCGGGACGTCCTGGCGGGCAGGTGGGCGGCGCTGGAGGGGACGCCGCTACACCTGGTGGAGCTGCCCGCCCAGGACGGCGGCCTGGACCTGCTGATCTACGACGAGCACGGCGTCCTGGTGGACGTGTCCTATGAGCCGACGGAGTTGATCGGGGCGACCGTGCGCGAACCAGGCCCCGTGGTGCTACCGTGATCGAGCAGGCCGAGGGCGAACGCCCCGCCTGATTGACGCTGCTGGTTCTGGGCCGAGCGCACGCACTCCCTCACGGAGGATTCTCGTGCTGCTCGACATGCCCGACCAGGACACCCACCGCGCTTACATCCGGGCCGTAGCCGCTGCCCTGGGCCGCCACGGCGTACCCGTCGCCGAACCCACCTTCCCAGTCGAGGACCGCGCCGACTGGGAGCGCTACCGCCAGGCCACGCTGCCCCTCCCGGCCGAGACGGTCGCCGCGGTGTACGGCGACCAGCCGGTGGCCGTGCTGTGGGACGAGACGAACGGGTGGTCCCTCGGTTGGGGTGGCACCCACGACGAGCCCGAGCACGAGCGCAGCATCCTGGGCCCGATCCTGGCGGAGCCCTTGGACGTGGTGGCCGCCGTACGCGCCGGCCTAGTCGCCGTGCCCAAGTCGGACGAGCCCGGACCCTGGCGCGACTTCGAGGAACACAACGAGGCGTTCGAGGCCACGCTGGACGCCTACACCAGCAAGGAGAGGGCGCAGTCCATGAGCCTGGCCACCGACCACTTCCACCTGCCTGGCGACTGCCAGCCGGGCACCATCACCCTGTGCTGCCGGACGGGCGACCGCTTCCACCACGTGCCCGTGGACCGCGCCCTGTGGCAGCGGGCGGGCGAGGAGGAGCGCGCCCGCCTACTAGGCGACGCGCGCCGCGTGGCCGGTGATGAGACGGCCGTGGTGGATGTCGTAGACGTTCCCGCGCTGGGTGAGCAGGAGGGGCAGGCATGAGCGGCACGAAGCAGCAGGGCGCGTCCTTGGAGGACGTGCAGGCACAGGTACGGCAACTGCAGGAAGTCCTGAACGCCTACCTGGAGAGCGATGCGCCGGACCAGGAGGCACTGGCGGGGGTGGGCGTGACGCTGGAGGCACTCTCGCGTCGCGTCCTGGTGGACGGTGTGCCCCGTGAGCACTTCTCGTGGACGGACGCTATCCAGAGCTTGGCTCTGACCACCAGCATGACCCTGGGTGAGGCGGGCGCCTTCATGCTGATGTTCCGGCGCACCTGCGAGGAGGTTATGGGCCAGGACACGCTGCCCATGGCGTTCGACCTGTACCCGCTGCTGCGGGACCTGGTGGGGTCCTTCGAGCCGGGCGACCAGGAGGATCGGCGCGCGGCGGCCATGCAGCGCGGCCGGGCAGCGGCCGTGCTGGTCGCGCGGGGCCGGCTGACGGACTCCGAGGGGTGAGCGAGGACAGGGAGCCGCGTCCGGCCCGCCCGCTGCCTCGCCTCGGGTGGCGCACGCAGGCCCTCCTGGACTTGCTGCTGGAGGACCCGAGCCGCGAGGTGTGGCCGTACTACGTCGACCAGCGCTCACCTGCCCGTGGGGACAGTTACGCGGTCCTCAAGCGCCTCGCTGGGGCGGGGTGGCTCACCGCGCGCCGGGAGGCCGACACGCCGAATGCGCGGGTGCTGTACCGGCTGACCCCGTCCGGTGAGGCCTTGGCCCGGGAGGCGGTGGAGCGCCCGGTGAAGTGGCCTGCTGATGTGTCCCGCCGCCGGCACGGCGAGAGGCGGTCAGCGGAGAACCGGTGACGGCTGGCTGGGGCTCTTTCGTTCACCGGGCCCGGGGCCGTGCCAGCGCTTCGGCCAGACGGCGGTCCTGGGCGCGGAAGGACCGCCACTGCCAGGTGATGGCGGCGGCCATGAGGCCCAGGCCCACCACGGCGTGCAGGACGGGCTTGCCGAGGGCGAGCGCCAGGACGGCGAGCAGCCACACGGCCCACAGCAGGATGGCGGCGTAGGCGGCCTGGCGGGTGTCGGTATCGAGCATGGCGGGTCTCCTCGGTCAGCGGGTGCCGGCGCTGCCGGTCTTGGTGGCGGGCAGCCCTTGGGTGGTGGGGCGGGCGTAGCGGGCGGCGGCACGGGAGGGCCGGTTGTCGCGCTGGCCGCCGGGGGCGTGGAGCTTGGTCGCGGCCAGGTGCTCCGCGTACATGGCCATGGCGACGGCGTCGCCTCGGTCCGGGGAGCGGCCGAGGCGGGCGGCGACGTCCTCCTTCGGCTCCACGGCGATCTTGGGCGGGACGCCGGTGGTGATGTCCCACGTGGGTGTCGTCAGGTCGGACACCATCAGGTCGTCCGGGGGCAGGGCGAGTTCTGCGCCGAAGGCGGGGTCCAGCAGCTCCCGCAGCTTCCAGAGGGCGGCGCTGCGCACGTTGCGGAACCCGAACTCCCTGTCGCGGGTGCGCAGCTTGGTGCCGGCGGATCCGGTGTAGGCGAGGACGGGCGCTTTGAGCTCGCGGAGGCGGTCTACGACGCCGCCGCCGACGCCGATGGAGTCCACCACCGCGGCGGCGCCTTCCTCCTCGCCCAGGGCTCCCTGGACGCGGGCGGTGCTGCGCATGGTGTCCTCCCGGTCATGGGTCTCCAGGCGGGTGATGAGCAGGCCGCGGCGGTGGCACAGGACGGTGGAGTCCGAGCCGGTGCGGGCGACGTCCACGCCGATGATGCGGCGGCCGGGCACCTCGGGGCGGCCGGCCTGGTCCCACGCGTGCCAGCGTTCGATGGCGGCCTCTACCCAGGCGAGCGGGATGACGGAGTCCTCATCCGAGGAGTGGAACTCGCCCAGGACGCGGTTGGCGTAGAGGGCGCTGTCCCGGCCCCACTGCTTGGCGCGCTGCTGCGCCCAGTCCGGGCTGATGCGGCCGGCGGCGATGGCTTCCTCGAGCGTGACGTGCCGGGTGTGCCAGTCCTCCAGGCCGGGGGCGCGCTTGTGGATCTCGTAGAACCGCCCCGCCGGGGGGCCGGGGGTGGAGATGGCCAGGGCGAAGGCCTCCGGGAGGCCGTCCATGCGGCCGCCGGAGAACGCGCCCTCGATGGCGTCCCAGGTGGCATCCGGCACCACCTTGGCCTCATCGATCAGGTAGAACAGCGAGTCGGCGTGCGCGCCCTCGATCAGCTCGGCCTTGTTGGACGCCACCGGGGAGGCCGCGCCGTTGACCAGCTTCAGGTTGAAGGTCAGCAGCTCCGTCAACTCGCTGAAGGGCTCCCGGCCGAGGACGTCCCACCGGATGCGCCGGGCCCACTTGTGGATCTCCGGCCACAGGTAGACCGTCAGGTGCCTCCAGGCCGAGGCGGTGGTGAGCACCTTCCAGTCGTAGCCGGCCGCCTCGCGGGTGGTGGCGAACCACAGGACGGCCAGGGACGCCATGCCGGTCTTGCCCAGGCCGTGAGGGCCACGGGCGGCCACCCTGCGCCGGCGGGCAAGGGCAGCCAGGATGTCCGCCTGGTAGGCCGTCAGGCCGCCGTCCTCGCCCCAGTCGATGACTTCCCGCGCCCAGGCGGCGGGCCGGTACAGGTACCGCTCCGCCGCCTGCATACGCCGCTCCAGCCGGGCCAGGTGTGGCCTCCACCCGGGGGGTGCCTTACGGGCCACCTCCAGGCGCTGCGCCCGGGTTAGGGAGCGGTAGGCGGCCTCCGCCTCAGGCGTCAGCACCAGCCGCTCCCGAGTCCTCGTCGCTGTCCGCGTCCGGGGTGGCGCGGACGATGGCCAGCAGGTCCTCCACGGTGATCTGCCCGGTGACGTTCAGGTCCAGCTTGTCCGGGCCGGCCAGGTCCAGCAGCTTCACGATGCGGTCCGTCAGCCGGGCCGCGGCGTCCACGGCTTTCAGATCCGCTTTCAGCGCCTTGGGCCAGACGGCGGCCAGCAGCCGCTGGTAGCGCATCAGCTGCACCTCGCGGAGCTGCTGCGCCTTGTCCTTGACGTCGGTGAGGTTGGCGGACAGGGCGCGGTCCACGTCGGTGTGGGCCGCGCCTCTGCTCGCGTAGCCGAGACGCTCGGCGATCGTGTCGTAGTCGACGCCGGCCAGCACCATGGCGATCGCCTTGCTGCGCCTCTCGGCGACCTGGGCGCGCTTGGCCTTGCTCGCGCTCACAGCCCCTCCTCCGTTCGCATATCCCTATTGGTTCGCATGTCCGGGCCGGTCAGCCGGACATGAGGTGGTGCAGCTCCATGCGCGCCTCGTGGCTGTCCAGGAAGATCCCGGTGTAGCTGCTGGTGACCATGACGGAGCCGGGCTTACGGGCTCCTCGGTGGGCCAGGCAGCCGTGTTCGGAGCGGATGAGGCAGGCCGCGCCGAGGGGGCGCAGGTGCTCCTCCAGGGCGGCCGTCACCTGGTGGGTCAGGCTCTCCTGGCTCTGGAGGCGGCGGGCGTACACGTCCAGGACGCGGGGGAGCTTGGACAGGCCGGCGACCGGCTGGCCGGGCCCGGGCACGTAGGCGATGTCCGCGTGCCCGTGGAACGGGAGCAGGTGGTGGGCGCACAGGCTGGTGAAGGGGACGCCGGTGACGACGATGGGGGTGCCGGCGTGCTCGGCCGGGAACGTCCGGGCCAGGTGGACGGCCGGGTCCTGGTGGTAGCCCTCGGTGAACTCGTTGAGCGCCTGGAGGACGCGCTGCGGGGTGTCCACCAGGTCCGGGGATTCGACGTCCAGGCCGCGGCTGGCCAGCCAGGCACGCACGCCCTCCTTCAGCGCCACGGCACCGGGCAGCGGGTCCCCGGGGTAGGCGGAGGCCGGCAGGTTGATCGTGCGGCGCTGGGCGTGGTTGAGAGCGCCGGGGGCGACGCGCAGGCCCTTCGGCTCGGTGGTGTCGGTCATGGTCAGTTGCCTTTCTGCTGGTCGAGCGCGGTGAGCACGACGGTGGCCATGGCGGCGCAGTGCTCTTCCGGGCTGGCCGCGATCTGTTCGCGGACGCGTCGGTACCACTCGGCGGTGAGAGCGTCGGTGACGGCCTGGTGGCGCGGATCGGTGGGTGGGGTGGTCACCTGGGTCACCGCCCTTTCTCGTCGCCCCAGGCGTGCACGTGGAGGCGGGTCGACAGGTTGAATCCGGCGGCGATGGCCGGGTCGGCGATGTCGCCGAGGCGGGTGCAGATGGTGGCGGAGTCGGTGCCCTCGGGCATGACCCACACCAGGCGGGGCGGGATGCCGTGGGCCTGGGTGAACGCCTCCACCTCCAGGACGTGGGCGCGGCTGGCGCACACGAACTTGAAGACGGCCTTACCGGTCTCCAGCAGCGCGTACAGGGCGCCGGGGCGGATGCGCTTGGACGCGGGGTCGCCGGCGTGGGCGAGCTTCGGGGAGACGTTGAAGCGGGTGATCCAGCGGGCGGTGTGCTCGTCCGGCTCCACCGTGCCGTTGGTCTCCACCTCGATCTCGACGCCGCGGGCCAGCAGGACGACGAGCAGGGAGCGCCACCCGTCCTGGTTCTGGTGCAGCAGGGGCTCTCCGCCGGTGATGACGACCATGCCGGGGTCGCCCTGCATGGCGCGGTCCATGATCTCGCGGACGGGTCGGCGGGTGAGGGTCTGGCGCAGGTCGAAGCGGGAGGCGTCCCAGGTCTCGGGGGTGTCGCACCAGGCGCAGGACAGGTTGCAGCCGCCGAGGCGGATGAACGAGCAGCGGCGGCCGGTGGACGGTCCTTCGCCCTGCACGGTGCAGCCGAACACCTCCCGGACCACGAGGGAGTCGGCCAGGTCCACGGTGAGCTCGCTCATGCGGCCACCTCCCAGGTGGCGGCGTTGACGTGGGTCTCGGCGACGTGGACGCGGGAGACGTGGGCGCCCTCGGCGCGCACCAGGTCCTCCAGGACGGCCTGGGCGACGTGGGCGAGCAGCTCGGCGGTGGCCTCCACGGTGGGCCACTCCTCGATCTCGTACACCTTGGAGCCGTGGGCGCGGAGCACGGGCAGCAGCGGGTCGGCCGCGCCGAGCATGGCGCCGTGGTCCAGGTGCTCGTCGATCCAGGCGCGGAGCTGCTTCTTGAGCGGGCCGAACTCCACGACCAGACCGTCCGGGGACAGGGCCGGGGCCGCGACGGTGACCTCGGCCCACCAGGAATGGCCGTGGAGCGCCTGGCACTTGCCGGGCAGGTGGGGCAGCCGGTGCGCCGTTTCGAAGTTGTGCCGGACGGTGACGAGGTGGCTCATGACTGGTGCTCCGTGTGGTGGGGGCGGGCGACGGTGTAGCGGGTGGTGCCGGTGTCGTGGCCGATGCGGTCCCGGACGCCGATGACGTCCAGGTGGAGGGCGCGCAGCCGGTAGTGGCCGCCCCAGCTCTCCCACTCCGGAGCGGTGTAGCCGTCCAGGTGGGCGAACAGCCGGTCGGCGATGTCTTCGTTGGTGGCGTCCTTGAACACCTCGCGGGTCATCTCGTGGATACGCCGCTCCAGCGCCTGGTTGGTGTCCGCGAAGGAGGGGTAGCCGTGCCGGCCGACGGTGTCGTAGACGACGGTGACGGCCCCGGTGTGGGAGTGGGCGCGCAGGTTCATGGCCCGGTTGACGTTGGTGAAGAAGACGGCGATGGGGCCGACCGTGACGGTGCGGTCCAGCACCTCGGCCGCGGCCGGCTGGTCGGCGGCGAGGCGCCGGCGCTCGCACTCCTCCTCTTCCTCCCGTGTGGCGTGGGGGATCTCGCAGGTGGGCGGGGTGCCGGGTGTGGTCATCAGGGCTGCTCCTTGCGTGGTCGGGGGATGCCGACGGCGTCCCGGATCTTGGTGCCGTTGGCCTCGGCGAGGTACAGGTGGAGGCCGGGCGGGGAGGCGTAGGTGCTCAGCGGGCCGGGCGGTATGGGCACGGGCCCGTGGAGGGCGCGCAGGTACGTCTCGGCGCGCCGCCAGGCGGTGGCGGCGAGGCGGACGGTGGCGGGAAGGTCGATGCGGTCCCAGGCGGCCAAGGTGAGGGGGTCCGCGCCGTGGTCGCGGATGAGGTCCCGGTGGCGCAGCACGGCGGCCCGGTCCCGCATCTGGAAGTTCTGCCAGGCGGCGCGGTCGGGGTCGAAGAGCATGACCGTGCCGAAGCGGCTGCCGGTGGACCAGGTGGAGGAGTCCACGCTGTGGAACGGGAAGCGGCGCAGCACGTCCCAGGTGGTCATGCCGAACCCGTGGAAGACGGCGCGGCCGCCGGCCACCCGGAACGCCTTGTCCAGCCACGGGAGCAGGTCGGCGAGGGGGTTACCGAGGAGCTTGCCCAGGGCGATGTAGGTGTGGCCCTGGTCGATGTAGCGCTCCAGGTACTCCCACGGCTCCCCGGTGTGGAAGACGGGCAGGGGGCGCAGGCCGTGGACGTCCTCCAGGGCCCGCTGGTTGCGCCAGGTCGCCTCCGGGGCGCCGATGACGTCCAGGTTGGAATACAGGATGAGTTGGTCGTTCCAGCGGTGGCACCAGGCGGCGTAGTCCTCCAGGGTGAGGGTGATGCCGAGGGTGCGGGCGGAGTGCGCGCCGGAGTCCCCGAACGCCATGGTGGGGCCGGCGGCGCGGACGTCGCCCAGCAGCTGCCCGATGTCCCGGCGGGTGAAGTAGGCGTAGGACATGAGGACTTTGAAGGGCTGGCGGGTCATGATGGGACTCCGGCCTGCTGGAGGGTGCGCACTCCGGTGACGGCTCGGCGCAGGTTGGTGGTGGTGGACTCCGCGAGGTACAGGTGGAGGCCGGCAGGGGCCGGTGCGCCGTTGCGGGTGACGGGGTTGTGGGGGCCGGGCGGGATGGTGACGGGTCCGTGGCGGGCGCGGATGTAGGCCTCATACCGGCGCCAGGCGACGGCGGCGACGGCCGCGGCGGCGACGTTGTCCTGGGTGGCCTTGGACGCGAACGCCATCGGGTCGGCGTGGTGGGCTCGGATGAGGTCCCGGTGCTGGAGCAGGGCCGCGCGGTCGCGTTGCATGATGCTGGTCCAGCGGCCTGACTGGTCGTCGAACAGCTTGACGATGCCGAAGCGGAAGCCGGAGCCCCAGGTGGAGGAGTCCACGCTGTAGAACGGGAACTCCCGCAGGGCCCGGTCCACGGTGAGGCCGAAGCCGTGGAAGACGGCGCGCCCGTCCGCGATGGTGAAGACCTTGTCCAGCCAGGCGAGGACGTCGGCGATGGGGTTGCCGAGGAGCTTGCCGAGGGCGATGTAGGTGTAGCCCTCGCCGATGTAGCGCTCCAGGTAGTGCCAGGGCTCCCCGGTGTGGAAGACGGGGATGGGCTCCAGGCCGTGCTGCTGCTCCAGCAACTTCTGGTTGCGCCAGGTGGCCTCCGGGGCGCCGATGACGTCCAGGTTGGCGTAGAGGGTGAGCCGGTGGTCGTGCTGGTGGCACCATGCGGCGTAGTCCTCGACGGTGAGGGTGATGCCGAGGGTGCGCGCGGAGTGCGCGCCGGAGTCCCCGAAGACCTGGACGGGGCCGGCGTGCAGCTCCTCCAGCAGGGTGGCGAACACGGGGGTGCGGAAGTAGGCGTAGGAGCACAGCGCCTTGAACGGCTGCGGGTCGGTCACGGGGTGCGCTCCAGGGGCGTGGTGGCGCGGGCGGCGGCGAGGGCGTCCAGGAGCGGGGCGCGGGCGCTGCTGGCCAGGTAGATGTGGAGGCCGGGGGTGGGTGTGGCGTTGTGGCG